CATTTGATTCATTCTTTTCAGGTGTAAAACCTTCTTTCTTTGCTTTGTTTACACTTACCTCTGCTTTAGGATTTTTAGCATCTGGAGAAACTCCTTTAGCCATATAGGTTTTTCTCATCCAGAAATGATGACAATCACCACCGCCCTTAAATTCCCATATAGAATAAGTATCAGCACCATTTAATCCCCAGCCTGCATTTACCGCTTGGTTACCCATTTGAATAATATCTTCTTTTCTATATATTTTCTTAGATGCTACCATTTTAGTACAAAACTCCCTACTATTAGAGCTAACTTTTAAAGGTGCGTACTGATAACGAACTTTAAACTTTAAGCCATCCGATTCTCCATCCTGTTCGCTTTTAGCGTTTGGTCTTGCAGAGCCAGTTGAAGCCAAACCTATCATTTTATCTAACGTCTCTTCTTGGTCATAATCAACTTGTCTTTCGTCTACTAATTCCCATTCTTCAAGGTTTTCTTCCTCTCCAAGTTCACTTAACAAATCGAAAGCCTCGTCATCATCAAAGGATTCTTCTTTAGATAATTTAGTACTATCACAACAGGATAATTTAACACCTGTTTCTTCTTCCCTTGCTTCGTCTGTTATTGCATTATCTGTATCAATGAATTCTAGCGGCTGTAAGGTCTTAAAATATAATTTCAATGATATACCGTTAAAAGCCAATATATCGTCAATAGCATCTATTAAAAGGTCTTGATACGGTCTTATAGTAACGTTGTTAAATAGTAACGATGCTGTTTTTATTTCGTCAGCGTTATTTCCTAATCCGTTGTTACCTGTTCTTATCCCTAAAAGTAAAGGTGAAGTAATACGGTGAGCAACCATTAATTTGTTTGAGCATTCCGTAGATAAATACTCGTAGTGTGCTGGTGCATCGTTTAAAGGCACGTCATCGATTGTAGTCTTACTTTCAGCGTTGTTGTTAAAGGCAATAATTACCTTTTCTCCACGGCTTCCTGTTAGCTTACGCATTACATCGTTCTTAATACTTAACTGTTGCTCTTGGTCTGGGATTCCGTTGTTAAAGTTTACTACCTTAGTTCCGCTGAATCCGTTTTGAACATCGTTAATAAGATAATCCGAAACCTCGCTTTCTAATTCTGCATAAGCCAAACCACCTTGATAATCAACAGGGCAATAGTAATCGTATCCAGAAACGTATCTTTTTGCTATTTTAACCTCTGGTTCAGTTCCGTTACCAAATCCAAAGGCTGCAATTCGTTTAGGTTTGTCGGCTGGTTTAATGTTTGCCCAATCAGGAAAATAATAGTAAGCTTCAATTTTACCTTCTTCGTTGCACTTCTCTGCTCGTAGTGTTTGGCGTGGAAAGTGTTCTGCTTTATATACTCTTTTATCTTTATAGGTAACTTGAAAACTGGCTTCTCCTAATAATTTTAAATCTAAAGAAACTTTTCTTAAACAATCGTTTGAAAAGATGGAACGCATAGCAGCATACTCTTCTGTTTTTGTAGAACTATCCAAAGCATCCAAACCTTTACCGTATATCATTGAAGAAACTCCTCCAATAATAGCGTTGTTGGTTGCACTATTAGTAAAGAGTTCAATTAGATATTGGTAGTAATTGTTATCCGTTCCGTAAGCTACCCATTCCTTTCTTTTATCTTCCGATATTTCGGGCTTGTTGTACGTAGATAAATTAATTACGTGAAGACCGCCTTCTTTTTTGTTGTTATTTCTTGCCATTATAAAACTATAAAGTCGTTAGCTATTGTATTTTTTATGTATTCATTATCATTTACGCTATAAGTTGTAACGTTTTGATTAGTACAGAATATTTTATCTTTAAATACTACGTTATTTCCATCCTTAATTTCTAGCATATACATAGTATTTTCAACTAATGTAAAAACGCTACTGTATTGAAAGTAATAATCCAAAGCTGTAAAGGTTGTAGCCGTAGAACTAAACACCTCTGTGTTGGTTGTTTCGTCTTTTATTAAGATGGTGTATGTAGTTCCAGAAGTGTATTCCCTTGGTATAAAATTAAAGGTTTGGCTATCTGTTGAACTTTGTAATATTGTCATATATATACAATAAAATAAGTTTGTTTTTGTTAAATATAAGGCATAAAAAAAGGGGCTAATTGCCCCCTTTAATATGAATGTAGTTCTAATTATGAATTAGTTCCAACCGTTATAGTTACCGTTGCAGAACTCATACCTGCGTATGGGTCAGCAGCCGTAGGACTAGCTACGAAGTTTGCAGGTTGTACTTCCTGACCAACAAGCGTAAGTGTATATCCTGACAGGTCAGCCATTGCAGCACCAGTTACGATAGTTCCACCTGTTACCTCTGCTCCGTGTTCTAAGCCCATTACGAAAACATTTCCGTTATAGTCTTCTACTGCTACGTGAGGACGTCCATAAGCAAGGAGTTTGATTTCCTTGTTATCTTCTTTTGATAGTTTCTTTAAGGTTAAGTTTAAAGTTTGCTCAAAGTAAGTTGTTCCGTTTTCACGTGAAGAAGTAATAGCCTGCTCGAAGCTAGAACCACCTTTTAAATCATATTTGTAGGCTACGAACGTACCACTTAAATCAGTAATTTCGTCATCTATTTTTGTTACAGTACCTAAATCCCCGAAGTCAGTAAAGTAGACGGCTTTTAAGCCAGCTACTGAGTCCTTGCAAGGTTCTAATCTACCTTTTGTTAAATCACAAGCCATATTTTTTTGTATTAAAAAAGGGTAGGCAGTTATCCCACCTACCCTCTTTGATTAATTAAATCTAGTTATTAAGAATATAGAACGATGTCGCTTCCAATTCCGTACTGTACTCCTGCAGTAAATCTCATTACTACACGTACATTTTGACTTCCATCAATGTCAGCCATATCAATAACTTTTACCTCTTGGTTGTCAGATAATAGACCAGTTCCGAAGAATAAGTTAGATTTTTCAGCTGCTACCATTGTATTGTCAGCTAATCCATTCGCAACAGCAATTTTTACACCATCGAAAGTAAGACCTCCTCCGTTGTACCATTGTGTTCCTTTGTTGTCAAGACCAGCTGCGCCGATTGTTGCTTGGAATCCTCCTAATGCTCTTACGTAAGCTCTAGCTACGTTTTGAGAAACATAGATGTAAAGGTCTTCCGAAGTGTAGATTGTAGAGTTGATAGCATCAACAACTAAACCTAGTTTATCAATAACATTAGCTGCCGTTACCGCTGCTCCTGCACCTACGTCAGTTACATCAGCATCAGCTAACATTAATTCTTTAAATCCGGCGAAGTCTCCATTTGTTGCAGCAGCTCCATCCCAGATAGATTGTTCTGTTCTTTGTGCAACCTTAGCAGCAACGTGAGAAATTAAGAAGTCCGCAAAAGAAGGAGGTAGTGAATCGAATGAAGAAATCCCCATCGATACAGCATCCCAATCCGATTGGAAATCTTTCTTACATAACTGTAAGTTTACTTGTTGTGAAGTTGGCTCTAAAATTCTTTCAGTTAGAGTCAAAGTAGAAGTAGGGTCGAAATCACATCCTGCATCTTTTACAAGACCGTCAGTAGATACTTTTTTAATTACTTCTTTAAATTTGATGTTTGGTTTAATAGAAATTAATCCATTATCCAAAGTTGAACCGCTTAAAAGTGCAGCAGAGATATACTGTCCTGCAAATTCCCCAGCGTAGGTAGTTGTAATGCTAGTAGTTGTAGCCATTTTGTTTTAGTTTTTAAATTTATTTATTTTTTGGAGTACTATGTCCATCGTGGTAGTACCTCCTTTTTTAGAATAAAGGTGTAACGCTTTATCTGCATTTGCTTCAGGGTTATGGTTTACTTTTTCAACTTGTGAAAGTTCTTCCTTAACTTCTTCTACAATATTTTCCACAGTCTCTTCAACTGATAATTCGTCTTTCTTTTCAATCATTGCTTTAATCTCGTCAATCATTGACTTAACTTCTGCAAGGTCTTCTTTAGTTGCGTAGGACATTTCCTCTTTTTCTTCTTCAGCTGCTTCTACTTCTTCTTCAGCAGGTGCTTCTTCTGGTGCTTCCTCAACGGCTTCGCCAATAGATTTAATAATTCCTTCTTCTTCGATAATCAATTCCTGACCATCGTCAAGTTTGTAGCTTCCGATTGGTAGGGCTACTTTCTCATCTTCAGTTACAATAAAAACTTCTTTACCTTCGGCAAACTCTTCTGCTTCTATAATAGTTCCGTTTTCTAATGCAGCCTGTGCTAATTTAACTTCTTCGGATAATTCTACCCCAAGTGTTTCTTTGATTTTGTTTAACATATCTGTTGCTTTCATATTTATACAAT